AAAAAAGAAACTCAGAAAAGATCTAAGGATGACTTAGCATTTGGTTTGAGAGCTAATACTAACATACAAAAACTTATTAATGCACTTAAGTTTAGAAAGAACAAATAATGAAATCAGGTAAATATTTAGCAGGTGGTTTGATTCGAGGTACAGGTGGCAAGGCTATAAAAGCCTTTATGAAATCAGATCTTTATAAAAATTTAAAAAGCGACATGATAAAAAAAGTAGATAAACTTTACAGTAAAAGTCCTGTTGGAACTGTTCAAAGATCATCTTTTTTAAAAGGTTTAAAAAAATTAGATGTAAAAGGCCAAAAAGCAGACATAATTAAAAAGGCACTATCGTTTACTGGTGATGCAGTCAAAAGAACACCTAGAAATATTCAAGCTTCATTAAAGAGAGGTGCTAGAAATATTAGTAAATATAGAAAGAAATTAGATCAAGAAGGCAATGCATATCTTTTAAAGGGCGAAAGAATGTTAAAAGGTAAAAGAGATAACTAATGGCACTTAAAGCTAAAGCACTAAGAACTGTAGATGACTTGACTCCAAAGCAAAGAAAGTTTGTAGATATTCTTGTAGCTAATTGGGGTGAGATTACAAAAGCAGAAGCTTGTAAAAGAGCTGGGTACCAAGCAAAAAATGATAAGAACTTCTCCGACATAGGTAGTAGATTAACTTTAAGAAGACACAATCCACACGTAGTTAAATATATGGATCAACAGCTTGAAAAAGCTAGAGCCAAATATGAAAAGGATAGACTGCGTAGATACAAAAGATTAGAAAAATATGCTGATCATGCATTTACCGATAAGCAATATGCATCAGCTATTAATGCAGAATTTAGATCAGGCCAACTGGCTGGTTTATATGTAGATAAGAAAGAAGTCAAAGTATCAGGATTGGAGGGTATGTCACGTGCAGAGCTTGAAAAGAAACTCACAGAGCTTTCAAACAAGATCGATGGATTCAACGCCAAAACGATCGAAGTTAAGCCAGAGACAAAAGAACTACCTGAAGAATAATAATTGGACATCTTTCATTACTATTTTTAACGAGGTGCATAATCCAGATCTTAATATTAATTTAGGTAAAATAAATGTTAAAACGGAAGAAAAGTAAATACAAACAAGCTCTCGTAGGTGATAAGAAATATTATTACTACAGAATATACTGGCTCGATCCGTGCGGTGATGCAGGGCATGCAGAAGCTAGTGAAGTAAAAAAATTGAAGCCTGCAAAAATGATTACATACGCATTTATCTTTGATAAAGATAGTGAACACGTATGGACTTTTGCCTCGTATGATGAAGAGTCGGCTGTTTTTTCCGACAGAAATGTATTACTTAGATCCAGCGTTACGAAGATGGAAAAGGTGCTAAACCGATCTGAATAATTTATGAAAAAGCGAGAGTCAAAGCTTTGGCAAAGGATTAAAAAAAACATTACAAAACCACATTTTATTCGCGTAGAATCTAATACTATCAATGGTATTCCTGATATTAATGGTTGCTGGTCTGGTAAAGAATTTTGGATTGAACTAAAATCGGACAAGGTTGGATATCCTAAGCTATCTAAATGGCAAATTGCTTGGATTAATAAACGAATCAAACACGGTGGTATAGTTATTATCTGCAATGAGACCCTCTTGGAGAAGAGTTTGAAACTGTACAGACCGTTGTCCGCTATCCGTGATCCTCGTTTACTGAAACCTCGTTGCTCGTTCTCGTTTCCCGTTAAGTGGCCATCGGTCCAGAAGGGCATCTGGGATCTCCTGCAGCTGGATCCTGAAGCTCGTTCTCGTTCCCGTGACGAAGATCAACGGATAGAGGAAGAAGTAGTAAGCGGATCTGGCAGCATCACCAGTCAGGACTTGGAAGAATCTTAATTCTCGTGTATTCTCGTCCTCGGGGGCCAACTTTTACATCATTGTTTTCCGTTGAGCCCCCTTCAGGAGCTGATGCAGCAGACTCCGTGTTCTCGTTCACCGAAGCTCGTTTAATTATCCTCGTTCCTTTAAAGAACTGCCACCTGCAGCGTGGCATCTCCATCTGGATCTGGGGAACAGAGCTGGTAGCTCGTTCTCGTTTAGGGAAAGGAGTAGAAAGATTACCGAACAGTATAAAGCATCTGGGGCGCCAGGAGAAACCTGCTGGAAAAAGCTCGAAAGAAAAGACTTGACAGCTATCCCATCTGGTCTTATATACATTCAGGGCCGTATGTTAGGAGGTAGGTGCAAACCGTAAACTTCAGTGCGGTCCGTTAACAACAAACAAAAGGATAAACAATGACTAAAGAATGGATATATACAGAAAACAAAGATGACTTCATGGGCTCGGAAAATAGAGTAGAAACAAATGTGAAGACTCATGTGATAAAGGATGACGGCACGGTGACCGTGATAGAAGGAAGAATAAAAGAACTAAAAGAAATGCAGACGCTCGTCAAAGGACCAATTGAAATAGTTAACGCAGCCATGCCCAAGGCATCTCCTGCGCTGCCTGGCGGGGAGAAGCTCAAGGAAATGGTATGCAATGAAGAGGGATTGTTTAACAGCTCGTTCAAGACAAATGAAAAAGCACGCCAGTTAATAGCTGAAGGGCTGTGCACGCAGCTGGAAAACATTCAGGACATCCGTGGTGATGTGTTCGTGACTGACGGATGGAGGATTGCGTAGTGCTTTCGTTATTTATACTGACGGTGCTCGTTTGGCCTCGTTTCATGCTGCCAGTGCTGGGCATTCTGATCCTGACTGGTGCTGGACTCTGGTGATGCAGGAACCTCTCGTCTCGTTTCAATGGAGTACATTAGAATGATTCTAATCTATAAGTTCCTTCGCTGGGCGCAGAGACTTCCAAGATCCCTGATGAAAAAAAGATTTGACAATGATGTGGGATATGATAAGACAATAGGATTAACAACGAACAAAGGAAAGATAATGGGACTAGACCAATACGCACATATAAGAGATAAGCAAAGTGGACAGATGAAACAACCAGACTTTGACAAAGTCTATTCAGATAAGTATGAGCCAACAAGAGACGGTTTCGTTTGGAGAAAGCATTCACGTCTTCAACAGTTTATGCAAGACGTTTGGGCAGAGCAAAACCCTGACAGCTCAGAAGCTATGAATGGAGATGATGAATTAAAGTTAAACAAAGACATCATAACCAACTTACGCAAAGAGATAGACGGCAACTATCATAACTCGTTTTGTAGTGGTGGTTTCTTTTGGGGACATCAGTTTCAAGAAGAAGCAGTCAGAGAATATTCCAAGCAAGATGTTCAGTTTTGTGATTGGGCTTTGGCACAAATGGAAAAAGGCGAAGAGGTTGTCTATCAATGCTCGTGGTAGATTTCTTAATTTTATTTGCAATGATTAACTTACCATTCACTATCCTTCTCGTCCTGTGTTTTGTCGGTTGGATAATGTCGTTATTTAAAAAGGATAGGGGGTAGCTGATGGGGTTTCTAATTTGGTTCTCGCCAGCAATAATTATCTACATACTATTACTAATGGAAGTAATAAGTTTAGGTAATGTTTTCAATATGTTCTAGCTTTGTCTGTGGAAAACCCATAATGAACACGACCCATTATGGACACAAAGTTCTTGCTATTAATATAAGATTTAATAAGATACTTGTATTAAGTAAAAACTAACAAAAGGAAAACAATGAGCAACGCAGTTAAAAAGCTAAAGCAAGATGAAAAAAAAGTAGTCTTAGCTTATGCAATGTTTAAACTCAAAGCTAATCGTTTAGCTAAAGAGTTAGACACAATGAAACAAAATCTTATCGATGTGTTCGATAGGACTAATCAAAACTTAATCATAGTACAAGATGAGCAAGGCGAAAGTTTTGGAGTGCAGAAAATCAAACGTAAAAGAAAAAAGTTTGAAACAGCTAACTTCAAGATTAAGCACAATGACTTGTTTAATCAGTTCTGTACTGAGATTGAGTATAACGAGTTTAAAGCAATCGGAGATAATAATGACAAGTAGTCTTATTAATATCTCTAAAGTATTAGCCGAGCAATCGGCTAATGCTCAACTTACTGAAAACGCTAAGCTAGACCCAACAGCAATCAGTAAGTTAAATTATGAAGTAATGTATAAAATGCTAGAGGGCGAAGTAGAGAAGTTAATCATTGAGAATACAGGCAACCCATTGATTGACGACTTCAAACAAAAGATTGTGCAGAAGTTCACATACTTAATACACAAACTACAAAGCTAATAGCTTATTGCGTAGCCCTAACGGGCTACGCACCCCCACATCACACACCCATAGAGGTACCACAAAACCCAACAAAATAGATTAAGATTAACCTGCGATTTTACTACGTTAGAAAAAACGGGTACCTGACCAAGTCAGGGTTTATAGCAAGTCGAATAGAAGTAGTGTACCTAGAAA